ACGATTGGTTGTTGGTGCTTACAACACGGCCCCTTTGGGGACGCAAGCTTCAATGCCAAGCACTCCGCCATCCACTTACTCCGCTCCACCCCAGGCTCAGGGTCCGTCATTTACACCTCCTCCAAGCGCAATCACGCCACAGGGAACAGCGAGCCCAACCTGTATACACGGAGCAAGAATCTTCCGACAGGGGATAAGCAAGACAACTGGAAAGCCTTACGCTTTCTGGGCATGTCCGACACCGCAAGGCACACCTGACCAATGCAAGCCAGTAAACTAACGAGAGGAACAACATGAGCATCTGGGACAATCCTGAGTTCAAGAGTGAAGGAACAAGTAGCACCTATGTTAACTTTAAAAACATTGGTGACTCAGTAGAAGGAACAGTACTAAGCGTGGGACTACAGACATGGGACGATGGAACTGTAGCACCAAAGATTATACTTCATACCGCTGAAGGCGAACGAACGTTGACCGCTGGTCAAGTTCGCCTGAAGATGGGACTAGCAGAGAAGCGACCTGAACAGGGCGACTATCTTGCTGTTAAGTTTGTATCCATTGAAGACCGTGGTGGTGGTAAGACACTTAAGCACTTCGATGTAGCTGTCCGTAAAGCAATGGCAACAGCACCATTTTAACTAAGTAGATGACAGACCATAGCCATCAAGTCACACCGTCAGGGTGGCTATGGTCTCTTTCTAGAGGGGGGAATAACAAATGCGTACACTTGTCCGCTCTATTGGTCGTGCCAGTATTGGTGGAGAGCCGTTGCCTAGTTGCTTTAAGGCGTTCGAGAACAACAAGATTATCATTAGACGCTCTGAAGTTTCAATGTTCGCAGCAGCACCAGGGGTTGGAAAATCTACACTAGCATTAGCACTAGCACTAAAGATGAAAGTACCAACGCTGTACATATCAGCAGATACTAACGCACACACTATGGCTATGCGATTAGCATCAATGATTTCAGGTAAGTCGCAGTCAGATGTAGAAGGAATGCTATCAACTGATATCGGTTGGACTAAGGCTACACTAGCTAAGGGTTCACATATTGTTTGGTCATTTGAATCAGCACCAACACTACAAGATATTGATGAAGAAGTAGAAGCGTTCGAAGAACTATGGGGTTGCCCGCCAACCCTAATCGTAGTAGATAATTTAATGGATGTAGCCACCGATGGTGGCGAAGAGTTCGCATCAATGCGAGCTATCATGAAGGAGTTGAAGTATCTTGCGAGAGCGACTAACGCTGCAGTGGTTGTTCTACACCACACTTCGGAGGCTGTCATGGGTAGCCCGTGTCAACCACGCTCCGCTATTCAGGGTAAGGTTGCTCAACTTCCTGCTCTTATATGCACCCTTGGTGTTGTGGGTACTTCTATGGGTGTTGCTCCTGTTAAGAATAGATACGGTAAAGCTGACGCAGGGGGCGGACTCATGACATGGGTTGCTTTCAACCCTGAGTACATGTTTATAGATGATATACCAGAGAATGTGTGAGGAGATAAAATGATAATTAAATTTGGAGAACATGGTTATAATTATGGCTTTTGGTCTAAGGTAAAAGAACTATTCTATGTAGGGTTTTATGATTGGGATGATGCTGATAAAGGATTTTCTATTATTCTTTTTGGTCATGAATGGAACTGGCTAATTTACAATAATAAAGAAAGTTATTTAGAATATAAAGAATTAAACACCGACTACGAAGCAAGATATCAAAAATGGCAGTATGACAACTAGAAAATCACACAAGGTTAGAGGAGCAACATTTGAAACTGATATACGTGACTGGTTTCGTAGTCGTGGTTATGATGCTGAGAGGTTGGCTCGGGCGGGTGCTAAGGACGAGGGCGATGTTGCGGTTAGAGCAGACTTCCTTGGCAGCGTGGGGGTCATTGAATGCAAAGCCCCAGGGGCGGGCAACGCTATTGACCTCAGCGGTTGGACGAAAGAGGCTCAAGTCGAAGCAACGCATTATGCGCAAGCAAGAGGCATCGACAGAGAAGCCATCCTCGCTGCGGTCATCATCAAAGCTAGAGGGAAATCTCTGGAAGATTCGTACTTAGTATTAAAGTTAGGTGATGTCTTTGGAAAATGATATGCCTTCGGTCAAGTCAGTACTTGAACACTACGGTGCAGAGATACGACGTGACCACGGGCAGGTAAATCTTAAGTGTCCCTTTCATGGGGACACGCATCAGTCAGGCACGGCAAACTTAGATGACAATGTATTCTATTGCTTTGCTTGTGGCATAAGTGGTAACAGTTTACAACTAATATCAAAGCAGGAAGGGGTGGATATACGTGGTGCAAAGAGATTCGCAGAAGGAATTATTGGGGTTAGCTACGCGGAAGTACGCGGAAAGCATTTATCTGGCAGAAGATTACCTCAGAAGTCGGGGAATTACAATGGAAGTAGCGCGACTAGCAAGATTAGGCGTCGTTAGTGAACCCGAAGCAGGGCATGAAGCTTACGCGGGACGGCTTGCTATTCCGTATATTGCTAAGACTGGCGTCGTGGACCTACGTTTTCGCTCACTTAACCCTGCTGTTGAACCGAAGTATATGGGCATGGTCGGGTCTGATACTCGCATGTATAATGTACTGGACATTGAACGTGCTGGCGATTGGATTGGAGTCTGTGAAGGAGAACTTGACACACTTACTCTTTCTAAGTGCGTTGGAATTCCCTGTGTTGGAGTCCCAGGCGCGAACTCATGGAAGAAACATTACACACGATTACTTGCAGACTTTGAACGAGTTTTTATCTTTGCAGATGGCGACCAACCAGGAAAAGAATTTGCCAATGGTCTTGCCAAAGAATTGCCAGTTACTATTATCTCCATGCCAGACGGAGAAGATGTTAATAGTTGCTATGTAAAATTCGGGGCGGGTTTCATTAGAGAGAAAGCAGGAATAACAGATGTCAGATGATACCGAGAAGTGTCCTGAGTGTGGCGAACACTTTGATAATGCTTTCGATGCAATCGACCACATACTTGAGGACGATGAAGACTTTGACCCAGCATTAATTTTACCCAATGGGTATCGCTTGATGATTGGGTCGTTGTTACGCTGTATATATCGGTACGCAGATGAACCTGAACAGATACGAAAGATAACACAGTCAACGTTCTTAACTTTATTTACAGCAGAGACACAACCTAGTGTCATGAAAGATGTTGTTGAAGATATGATTATTGATTCTAGCATGATGAACTTAGATGATGAATTAAAAAAACTATTAGCAGATGGAGCGTGAATACTATTAACTTCGAAGACGCAGTAGATAAAGTCTATGCTGAATTAGCAGCGTTGCTGCTTAGTAAGCACAAGGATTATGGCCCAAAGAATATAGCAGATGCACCTGGTGGTGCGTTAAATGGATTGCGCGTGCGCATGCACGATAAGTTAGCACGTATCAATAACTTAGTTGATACAGGTGATACACCACAGCATGAAAGCCTTGAGGATTCCTTCAAGGACATGGCTAACTACGCAATCATAGGATTACTAGTACTGCGAAAGCAATGGGACAATGACTAATAAATCAAGCTTTGACTTAGACTTCGGCTTCGGGCGCAAGGGTGAGCAGTTAGTAGATGAGTTGCTTACTGGTGGGCGTACTGTTGAGGTAAAGCGTGACCGCAAGTGGGCTAAGACTAACAACCTATATATTGAAACTGAATGTTACTTCAAGAAGATTGAGGGCTGGGGCCCATCAGGGTTAGGCGTAACTGAGGCTGCGTACTGGGCGTTCGTACTTGAAGAGTCGACACTCATCGTACCAACCGACGTGTTGCGCTGGTGCGTTAGTGAGTTCGGTAGAGATATCACCTGTAATATTCCACCAAATATTTCTAAAGGATTTCTAATTACAGTAGATGATTTGATGTCAGCAACGCGACTATATAAGAAGGCGACAAGTGGACTGGTCAAGAATTGAACGTTGGGATTACATTGTAGTTAATGTGGCATCAGAGTACCATCGTAAGTTTGATATGGTGGAACTTGAGGACATTAAACAATCATTGTATGAGTGGTTCATTGACCACCCTAATAAGTTAACTGAGTGGGAAGCCATCGGACATAAGGACGCGAAGAACTTATTGTATCGTTCGTTGCGCAACCAAGCACTAGACTATTGCCAACGATGGAAAGCAAAGACAGTTGGCTATGAAAAGGACGACTTGTTCTACTATGAACCTGAACTTGTTGAGGCATTGTTACCTGCTATATTACGTGTTGACTATAGCATTACTCATAAGTTAAACTTAGGCAGGACAGGTAAGCCTACTGCCCCCAATGAGGGGGGTAACTTACCAGTCATGATGATTGAGATTGACTATGCGTATTGGAAACTAAACGCAGAGGATAGGAAGTTACTATTCTTCCGACACGCAGAGGCAATGGACTTCAAAGAGATAGCTAACTTGCTATCACTAGGTACTGATGATGCTGCGCGTATGCGACACAAGCGTGCCATGCGCCGCTTAATCAACAAGATAGGTGGCTTTCGCCCCTATCGTGATGAAGATACTAAGGACTCCACGGAAACAGAAGAGTCACCAGCCATAGCACCAGAAGAATAGCATAAGTTAAAGACGCGACCGACGCTACTACTATAAGTGGTAGTAGTATCGGCGCGTACTTAACTAGGAAATTCTTCATCAAAGTTTAGCTCAGTATCAACTAACTCCATCTCGGCAGGGTCAAAGGTTGTATCCTCAGGGTAATCAGCAAACAATTCATCTTCAAGTTCACCCCAGTTATCACCTGTTCTATCCATATACCACTCACAATTAGGACACTCAACACTATGTGTCTCGAAATCCCAATCATCTTCACGCTCGATAGTTTCTTCTGTGCTACATAGCATACATCTATAAGACTCTAACCACATATTACCCTCCCGTTGAATAGAAACCTGAACCATTAAACTTTACTGCTGGTACTGTATACACCCGTTCCATAGGCGCACCGCAAGTTACACATGCGGGTCGCTCATGGTCGAAGGGTAGTGACAGTTCCTTTACTATGCCCTCACCTGGGCACTCGTACTCATACGTTGGCATATCATTACCCCCTATTGTATGCTGGATAGTATACAGGAACTATCTCAGCGTTAGTTAATTGCTCAGCCCAAGCCATAGCCTCATCAAGTGAGGGGAAAGTTCCGTAAGGAACTAACCCTTCATCTGTATTAGTAAGCGTGATATAGCTAGCAACACCCATACCCTTCAAGGGTTCAGTTACTTTGATTGTCGACATTGTCTTCCTCTCTTTGTTGGTCTATTAACCATTGGAGTAATCGTTCGGCTGCCTCTTCATTGGGGCGTGCTGGTCGAACCATTTCTATTATACTCCAAAGGTCTTGTTCATTACGCTTAGCTACTACCTCATGTAGGAACTCAGTCATAATATTCTTCCTCCGTATCAATAGGTGTTGGTGCTGTTGCTAGTGTACCACACTCAGCACACTCCATGTCGAGGAAGTACATACCAATCTCACCATCATCATCAAAGATAACTTTCAAGTTCCATATGTCACAGCCACAGGGGCATGATTTAGTAGGCGTACCGCGTATGTCCATTGACCTAGTATAGTCTGGCTTGAGTTCGTTGATATCTTTAGGCAAGTTTAGTACCTCGCACATCATGGTTCTTAGTCATAATCATATGCGTATCCTCAGCATCAGCGCAATCCCTCGCCGTATCATGGAAGTATAGGTAGGTAGTAATAGAGTTGAATCTTTTGTTATGACCAACCGACTTAGCCTTGCCTGTAATAGGCTTGTTACAACTAGCGCAACGCGCTATCACATCTCTTTCAGTATCTCTGCCGTTCATCAGTACCAACCCTTCCTCTTGAAGTGTGACCATGCTTGACAAGGTGTCAAGTATCTGTAATAAATATAATCTAAACCTCGCTCTATCTGAATTGTAGCAGGTAAAGCAGGGTCAAGCCCTAGTAATTGTGGTATCCCGCCAGCGTTTCTTCCCATAACTTTGACAGGATTGTAAGAGGTCGTGTCCCAATTCGACTCCTTACTCCACAACTTACTAAGGCATGACCATTGAGTATCTTTCCAGTCGCTTAGCTTATCTCTCGCGTATGCTTTACTGTCTGCTTTCACCCAACTACGAGTGACAATCGTTTCTTTTGATTGTGGTTGTCCTGTAGATGGGGCAAACAATACAAGCATGATAAAGATAAGGACTAGAAAGTATACCTGCTTCATTGGCTAACCCTTACTCTATGAGCAAAGGCTATCCGTTGCTTCCTATCTTCCCTATTTGTTGCGACACCTGCTAGAAGTATTCGTTCTCCCGACATAGTGCCACCCCAAATTCCATTGTCTATATTCTCAGGCTTCATGCCTTCGGCTAGACATGCTACTTTACTGTCACACTTACCGCAAATAGATAGCGCAACAATGGCGTTGTTAACTATCGCTTGCTTCTCTTTGATAGTGAGTCTGCCTGTATTTCTACTGCTTTCCGCTACATCAGCGAACCATATATCAGGTTCGTCATGCGTACTACATAAGCCTTCCATTATAACTCCAATCGTTAGTAAGTGTGAGCAGTTTATTGTCATGCTCAGGACACTACACTATGCCTCGAATACTACTGAGGTTACATCAGCAAGGCGAGAGTGGGTTGTTACTAACCCCTTCTTGCCATTGAGGTGCTTGTAAGTACCGTCGCCCAACGATACCCATAGTGATTGCGGATTAAAGCGGTCTTGCTGGTCTTCGGGCAAAGCCTTGACGATAGTGCCACGCTTAGGATACTCGCTTGTAGTATCGAAAGCGTTGTAAGAAATCTCATCAGCGATGAGTCGGATTTCCTCAGCGAGGCTGAGGATAGTTGCGTTGGTGGACATATTTCCCTCTCGATAAATAAACTGTAAGCAATCTACTTACAGAATCTTATAACTGGTAGTCATAGAAATCAGCTAGACTCCGAGTGGAGCGTAACTTACTTGGAACATAACACATACAATCGGTGAGAATTGAGTCGCAATCGTAACAAGTTTGACAGAAGTCACAATAGTACGGGTTCTCCTCGAAATCTACTAGCGAGTGACAATAGATACACTCATCTAGCGTGGGCGTATACACTTCCTCTACTGTATCATCTGATAGGTAGTGGTAGGTATGGGTGGTATGGTACGATATTGCTGGTTTGGGCTTGTGGTTTTGGTTACTCCACCACACACCCTCGTTATCCCATGAACCTAAACTCTCATTGACTAGGTACATAGTTTCCTTAGCACTAGGGTCTAGCGTAATGATAGCAATCTTGCTACCACTAGCCCACCTAGATACCATTGTCCAGACCACATCATCATCTAGCGCAGACACACCACCTATTCTAGGTAGCGTGTCCTCTGCTAGTATGCGAGTGTCGGAACGCTTGTCACCATGCGGAATTGGTACATCTAGTATACCATTGTGCGCAAGGTATGTCAAGTCACTACCGCCCACTTGGAACGGGTGACAATTCTGCTCGTTCTTTACACCATGCGTGGCGTATCGAGCGTGCCACATAGCATACCCCTCAGGGTATTGCTTGCGTAATTCTAAGAACCTGTTGATTATTTTCTTAGCAGACATACCGCGCTCAGATATAATCTTGTCACCTGCGACAATCGCAAAGCCAAAGCCATGCGGATTGTTACAAGCACCAGCGTGTAACTCATCACGACTAGGCGTGGAGTTGGGCGAACACACTACGAGTAAGCACATTAGGCGTTTATCCTCTCTGGTTGTTTGACATCTACGCTGGCTACCTTAGCCATGCGTTGGTATAAATCAGGGTAGAGCCCGTTGTTCTGCTCTACATAATCATAGAACCATGTCCATGATAGCGCACCTATCTTGACATCAGATAGGGTTAGGTGTCGAGTGTATTCTACACTCGCCTGAACTAAGTCGAGTGCGGATAGCACACCACTTGGGTTCATAGTACCACGAAAGAACCTAAGTTCTAGCGTGTCACGATTGTTGGTATTGACGGCAGAATAACGCTCACCGCCGTAGTTCTCTAACTTATGCTTGAGGCTAAAGACGGGTCGGTCATACTCATCAAAGGTGTAGACATCATTAAACCTAGCGAACCTAGTCTTGCGACCAGCGAACTTCATCATCTCTGGTGCGTTCTTGTAGATGAGAGCCATGAAGCGGTGCTGGTGTGCGCCACTACTAAACCCTGCTCTACTCACATGGACATGAAGCCCACAAGTATCTGTATCCCATGACCTAGCACCATATTGGGTGCGTAGTTGGTCGATAGTATCCCATAACAACTTAGAATTCTCTCGATACTCTAGGTGGGTATGAGGGTGAGTCACAATCTCGAAGCCACTATTGAGCGAGCCGTCATGCTTGAGCATGGCGACACCTGCTAATTGCTCGCTTGCGTACCGACTACCAGAGGTTAGAGAGTCATCACGCGTTGGCAACTCGCACTCTAACTCGAAGCCCATGAACAAGCCATGCTTACTAACACCCTTAAACTCTGGTGCTGGCTTACAGTTGTAGTCATGGATAAACTTACTACGACAACGGCAAGTGCGGTCATCATCTACCTGCTCACACTCACATCTATCGTCATTACGATACGCCTCGCTACAATCAGCACAATAGTAGCAGTTGCTCTCGTAGCAACCTTCGCAATAGGTCTGGTCTTGGACACCATAACTATCGTAGTGGTCGGGATAACTTGAGTCGCACTCTTCACAATAGAAAGTGCGGTTCTCGTAGCAACCCTCGCAGTAGTAGTCGTTCTCTACATGGTGGATACTTCGTTGAGGGTGGTACTCGTCACAACGCTCGCAACTAAACGAGCAATCGGTACACAAGTGTTCTCCCAAACTCTCAGAGTATCGCAACTCATCTAGGTGGTCAATCTCACCGCAATCGCTACACTTACCGCCACAATCACCGCAGTAAGAGTTGCCACCTTCGGCAGTAAAGCAATCCTCGCTCTCAGTATCTAGGATACTGTCGCAACTGATACACTTGACTTCGTTCTCTTTCATCTTTCACCCCCGTTCGTGTTCTTGTAGTTGTAGTGTACCATGTCATTAAGCCAATGTCAAGGTGTGTTGTTCTAGCATGGCGTTGGTTATCTTATCCCGTAAGTTCATTACGGCAGACTCTAACGCCTTAAAGTCGTTGCGCTTGTGACTATCTTGCTGTAACCGCAAGGCTAAGCGTATAGTCTGAACCTCACTAGGCGTGAGGCTTAATAGTAGGTTCTCATCGGGCATCGTAGTAGCCCTGATAACGGCGTAGTCTGCGTTCTAAGACATAGACTCTACGCATGGCGATTACTAGAATTAGGTTGGCACTTGATAGTGCTAACACTACGGCGAACAAGTCACCCGTTGATAGTGTCACTTGCCACACCTCTCTAGTAGGTAGTTATTTACTATCTGCCAATCGCTCTCACTTACAGGTTCGACCTTATCGAACTTTAGTTCCGCGATAGACACTTTAACGACATCTCTTACGAGAGCCATATAGTACCCCTATCTTACCATAGACTTGACACCATGTCAAGCCAGCACACCTTACGGCGTGTCGTGCCACGCTAGGGTTCGAACCTAGCACCCCCGTAGTCGGGCGTGGCGTTACTACTAATCGTTAGCGTCTATGTGTACGCTAGGCAGGGTTGCGCGGAACTCGCGTTCGCGTTCGGCTAGTAACAATTCACGCGCTAGGCGTTCTTGTGTTGCCTCATCGAGGACAGGTAGGATACGCTCAACACGCTTGTTCGAGGTCACCTTGCCGTTACGGCTACGGCGAATCGCCTTGCCATGCGAGGTGTCGGTAAGCCTAGCACCGCGAGTGCCTAGACGGCGTGGCGTTGCTTGTGGCTTGCGTGGTGTAACTACTATGCTACCTTGCCCCCCGTAGGGGTTGTAACTCATGTCACTATCCTTTCGTTAAGTTGTTATGCGAATACTACCATGCTTGTTTAGTGCTTGTCAAGTTGTGCTAATTCCGCGTGTCGGTTTAGATAGGGTAGTTTAGCCAACCCCAACGGGTCTGCTACTAACTAAAGTCTAGCCTAACTAAACCTTACGCTTATGGAATTATGATAAGTCGGTACGCTCCCGTTAGGGGTTCGACTTACTTGGTGAAAGACTATCACTAG